TTAAGGCGCTGCTCTCACGATCGCACTCGGGATCACATCGCCGAAGGTCAACTGGGGCGTTGGCAATCCACCAACACTCGGAATATTGAGCAGAGGCGACACTCCTGGAGACGCCAGCGATGGAGGTACATACGGCGTCGTCGGCGCGTTCGGCACGTCGCTCACGCCGGCGGGCTCTGAAAATGTAAGCGAGCTGGTACTGGCTCCTGGTAAGGCAGTCACGATCCCGATCAGCGGAAACTCGGCAAACGGACTCACCGTAGCCGTTATTTCAGAACCCGCCGCCCATTCCTTCAGCACGGCTCTCACCGTGATTGATATCAAGCTGCCATCCGCCGCCGTCATCCGCGATGACATACGAAGTGACATAACGATGAAGTAACCTCGATGGACACCATTTCCGAATATCAATGGACGCGCGCTATGGTCATTCGCTGCAGCAATCAGCGCTTCCACTTGGGACGCCGGGTCGGTGAATGAAGCGTGAAATTGAAAATCCAGTTCGATTATCTCGAGGCCAGTCGCGATCCACTGGAGCTTTGGACGGTCCTCCACCACTCGTTGCTCCGCGTAATCCCATGAACGCGTTGACTCGAAATCTTCTGGAGCATTCAAAAGGTCGAATACAATTTCACCAAATACTGCAAACATATGTCTATATCGGCTGCTCTCTTAAGCGTTTGACTAATGGAGCGGGTGTAAGTCTACCGCGCTTGGAAGGCCTAGAAACGTGCGCGTTTCCGCGTTCCTATTTCCCGCTTGATAATCTGGATAAGCTCGTGACTTTGTCGTCTGATAGCTTGCATCACAGCGTCTGTGATATCGCCAACCGCAGAGTCGCCTGGAACAACCACGGTGGGCGAAAAATTCAGAACAATGGGAGATTTAGGTTTATTCGGGACCGCCGGTGATCGGACGGTAAAACCACGGAGGTGCGGCGGTTGGGCCAGTGTGGGTCGGTGAAATGGTGACCATTGCTCTCCCAATTTCAGGATTTCGGCATTATCAGAATTAATTCGTGGTAGGGCGACGGAAGGCAGCCAGGGATTCCCGGTTCGATCTAACTGGTCATGTAGAGAGTTAGCCGCGATAAGTCTCCTGGCGATGGCGCGTTCGCCAAAGTAAGCTGCACGATTGATTGTGTCGGCAAATCGGGAGTCGGAAGCTTTCATTATCCCGACCTTGGAAGCACGATGCGCTGAACGGTAGCTGCTCTGGTTCCTTGCCGCGATAGTGAGGAAGGACGTATGTTTTCGGCCGGGTTGCTCGAGTGAACCGAGCTTGGCCCCACGGGTTTGCAAGATCTCGCTGGACACTGAATGAAAATGACGATTGCTCGCGTGTGCAGGTCTCGAATAGCGAGCGTGCGCGTTGAACGACGCAACCATCGATGCGAGGTAGTCAGTCGTTTGTCGCTTCGTCGTGGATAAGGTGTCTTTAAACTCCGGCGACGGAATCTTGTTCGCGCGTGAAACGGGGATCGCCTCGACATGTATCAAGCGGGACCCAAGTGCGGTAGCGAGCGCGGGCATTGTGCTGGAACGTCTTCGGGCTTCAATCAGTGAGAGTTCAGTAGCAGCTCGCGACGCCGTCGGCAAAATCGACGTGGTGGCGAGAAATAGCGCCGTCAATCGCGCTGTCTTGGTCGAGATATCGTCCAGGTCGGCATAGTCCTTCCTGTTCGCAGTCTCCCGGAGGAAAGAGAGTTGCCGTCGGCCTGTCGCGAGGGTGTCATGCTCGGCCATGCGATCAACGCGGTGGTTATTATTTTCATAGGGTGTTGACGGAGCCGGCAACTCGGCCAGTTCGAGGGCTTTCGATGTCCTCAGGGTGAGTAGCTTCGCAGTCGCCGCGCCCATCATCCGGATAGAAGAAACGATGTCACCGAGTCGATCTCGCTCGGCCAGTCGGATACGCGACTTCCCAGCTACTTCCCCGCTTGGTGCGCGATGGTTGCGCTGTCGTTCGGTACTCACGGCACAACTTATTGGCGGCTGCGGCTCTCGACTGTGGCCGCGGCCCAACGAGGCTTCGCTAGTGCGACTCGCAACATTCGTCCCATTACTTCGATGCCGTTCAATTCATTCACCGCGGTTTCAGCATCCTCGATCGTTATCATTTCCACGAAGCCAAAGCCTCGCGATATTCCTGTCCACCGGTCTTTGACTACTTCGGCCGCCTCCACTCCCCCGACTCGTGCGAAGGTTTCTCGCAATAGTAAGTCATTCATCTCGAAACTGAGATTTCCCGCGTATACGCGTCTGCTCATATATCGCTCCACGCTAAGCCGATCGTGCCGTCATTCCTTAGTGTTGTTCACTTGCAAAAGAGCAAGGTATTCGGTCTTCGCTCTCGCCCAATATGCAAGTTCCCCGATGTCCATTATTTTCAGTTCTGTGAAGGAGAATCCGAAGGCGATGAGTCCGGTGATTGCCGCGGCTCCGATCGGCCCGTTGGCTCCTCTCGCGGCGCCGCGGTGTTCTGAAAATTTGCGCGGCTCTCGCCTACCCCCATGATCTCCGCTTCGAGTGTCAGTACATCGTTAAGATCCATCTCGAGAACGTCTTCGTACACCAGCGCGCTCCCGTCCACACGAGCCAATTCGGCAATTAGCGCAAACGACACCGACATTGGTTCCGGATTGCCCGCAGAGGCGCGATGTGCCCGCATCAGGTCGCGGCCTTTACCCTTGCGCACCTCTCCTAGTTTTCCCGACGGCAGTACGATCGTCTTTCGGTCTTCAGTCATCGTTACTCACTCCAATACTCAGTTGTGATCGTAAGCAGTGAATTGTTTTCCTTTAGCCTCCCAGGTTGGCCCGAAACTGAGCGAGTTGGTCCACTCCGTTCACGACGTATATATTTGCGAGCACGTCGTATAGGTGAATCTGGTTACCGGCGATGTACAATTCTGTGTGATATGCGGTTATCGTTGAAGTCGTATCTACATTTTCATGCTGTTTGAACGTGAAGGCACCGGCGTCCTTGAATACGCCCGTCATTAGATACACCACCGGCAATTGCGCGCTCCGGCCTTGACTTGTGTATTGGTCGAGACTTCCACGTACCTGAAATGAATGCGATACGAATGGGCTCCCCGCCGCTGCCAGGACTTCAGGGTACAGCGACGCCCATTTAATCTTGGCTTCGAGCTTCTCCACGCCAGCCCAGAATTCCGCGGTACCGGCCATTCCCAGGGCCTTGTGGTCCGCCATTCGATGATGCGGTTGAGCGACCTGGATTTCTTCAGCTCGTCCCAGTAGGCCGATACCGTCCATGTAAATGTTCGCGTTGGTTATTCGATTTACCGAGATGTCCATTTGATGTGTCCTTGGCGGATGCCCTGCTGTCGCAACTAAAAGGTTCTTATGGATGGTTAGCCGAACTATGCAGTCAGTGCCGTACTCGTCAACGGGCTTGAGGTGCCGAGTTGCGTCAGCAGTGTACTGTCAATGTAAACGTTGAAGCTCAGACGCTCAGCGGGCGGCGGCGGCATGACGTCGATATCGAATACTAGTTGCCCCGCGGCGACTTGGTTGGGAGGATTCTCTGCGGGACTGTAACTCGCAGAGCCCGCCACGAGCGCTCCGCGCTGGATCAACGTTCGGATAAATGAGTTTACGCTTGCCAGGATTGCCGTGATCAGAGCGTTGCTGATTGGCTTATCGATGAATTGCAGCATCGACAATTCAACTGACTCTTCAATTACATCCATCGTTCGGCGCACATTGATGAAGTTGTCCGGGGTGGTTACGGTTGGGTATCCAGCGGAACGGTTACCCCAAACGCGGAGCCCGGTGCCGAACGCATTAAACACAGTTACGATCCCGGCCGAGTTGAGGTTGTTAACATCGGATGCCGCGTCCAGTAGCGATGCGTAGAGCGTCACATCAGGCCCGAGGATTCCGTTTATTTGAGTATTGGAGGGCGACCACCAGTAGCCTTGGTTAAGGTCTTTCAACGCTATCGCACCAGCCACCCATGGTGAGTATGGCCCTACTGCTGTTTGGTTCGCGACCAACTGTATCGGGCTGGTGCCGTTTAGGGTCACGCCTGTCGGGACTAGCCCGTCGTCATAGAAGGTCTCTTGCGGATAGCACAAGATCGCGCGTGTCGAACTCGTGTCGAACGCATTACCCGGTAGCCCGCGGTTCGCGATTGCCGTTGCGGCAGAAGTGTTTGGCGGCGAATCGATGAGCGCCATTCCCCGCAGCGTGGCGGCGGTAGCCTGCAATGCGCTGGCGACATCGCCATTTTGCGAGTAACCGGGCGCTAGCATCAATTTCGGGAAGAAGCCCATGGTGCCGTAAGTCGTCAGAAAAGCCTGCAAGCCTGAATATCCGGAACCGGTCACGGCCCCGATTATGTCTGAGTCCTGCACTTTAGTCGGGTCGGCGTAACTGAATGAGACGGCCACCGTTGACCCCGCCGCTATGGTACTGCCGGCGATGAGCGTAACGATCCCGTTGACTGAATCGGTGGCGTAATCATGAACCGCGCTATATGCCGTCCCCGAATAGTAAGTATAGTTTGCCAATACCGCCGCGGTGGCGCCGATTGCCCCTCCCGTTACTCGAGTTATCAAGCCTGTACGGCTGTCCGCCAGATAGTCCGTTTCCTGGACATAGGTGGTGCCGATGGGATTACTCGTTAGTACTATCGACGAACCCTGCACGTTGCCGTGCGCCAGTTGTATCGTTGCCGGGGTGCCGCCGAAGCTATGCGACTCCGCTGTGACTGGTGCCGTCGTCGTCGGCATCACCGACAGGTTCGTAACACCCATGTGGCCGAGATTGATTGCGCCGGCCGCGCTGAATGTTGGTGACGCGACTATATCGCTGGTGTGCTTGCTGAGGTTGAAGACATTGACTACGACCGCCTGCCCCGCGCCTTGTCCAAGAATTGCCCTCAGTGCGTAGGGGATCGTATATCCTTGCACCGCCGGGCCAAATTGCACGGCGTCTTGCGGCGAGCTCACCAGTGTTGGCGCGTTTATTCCCGCCGCGGTTGTCCCTGCTGATACTGCCCAACAAGGCGCCGTTCCTACCAGTCCGATTACCGACGATTTGACCACAGTTATCGGTGCCGGGCCCGTGACGAGCTCTATTACTTCTACTCCGTGCAGGAAGGATGCTGGCATTTGTACTTCACCTCTGCGGGCGTTTTGCGTGCTATTGAGCTAGCTCCCGACGGTCGAGCTTTTATTCCGGGATATCTTTTTTTGCTGTGCGGCGGTTGTCTTCGGTTATTCGATTGACCTCTGGATTGATCCACTGCCGATCGCAGGAGTGGCGGCACCAGTGGTTATCGCATACGCCTTGAGAGCCATTACTCAGTTGGTTGGTGCAGTCGGAATGCCACCCCCGTCTGCGATCGCGGTCACCACCTCCCCGTAGGTGAATCCGGCGTTAACCAGCGTGCCCGGATCAATCGCACCAGCTGGATTTCGCAGGACAATCCCGTTGACCGCATCGAGTGTGTAATCGTCCCCACTGATGTATGCGGCGCCATTGTCCGGATTCGTAATCAATAGCGCCGAGATATTTCCATGTGAAAGATTGATCTGGTCGCTCGGATTGAATTGGTATGAAGCCGGGGCGACAGTAACTGAAGTGACGCCACCTTGTTCTTGGGCGATGCCAAGCAGGAACAGCGGGTAATTGTTTGGCGCCGAGGCTTCCACCGCCGCCGTCCGCAACGCGAAGCTAATCGCGTAAACCCAGACGCCACCCTGCTTGTCGCGTTTGATAAACCGCTCACGAAGCGGATACGTCCTGTCACATCCTGGAACTCGAAACCCGGTTAGCGCGCCGCGCACGGCCTCGATCATCGCGTACGCTCCCGGGTCCGTACCACTCGCCGGCCCTCCGAAGCTCCAACCCAGGTCTCGCATCATCAATGTAACTTCAAACTTGAGCGTACGTTCCTGCACAATCGCCGCGATATCGATTACCTCGCCGTATTCCGCACCTTCATAGCGCACCAGCGCCGAACCAATGCGGTGCGTCATTCGATACGCTTCGGGCTTGTCTGGAAAATGAACTATTTCGATCTCGCTGATCTGTGCGACTAACTGGTTGACCAATGCCGTTTCGATCGTCCCGATATCGAGCGGACTCGGTGGCGTAAATTCCTGTCCGACCCACGGACTATCGAGTGTTGCTCCCATTGCCGTATCCTGGTGCGATCTACTCGGCCTTCCCTTCGATTTATTAGCGGGATTCTGCCGCGAGTTCTTCGATATATACGGTGTAAGTGCGCCCCACCTTGAAATGCTCCGAGGCGAGTGCGTCGAGATTCAGCTCGCCCGCCGGCGGTTCCGAGAAGTACTCGCGAGCCTCCGCCGAATCATCGACTACCGGCACTAATCGCGCACTATGTACCAGCCGTCCGGGATGCCAGTTGTCTTTCTTCTGAGCCTGTGTGCAAATAAACTTTACGCGCATGACTGCTACCTCTATGAGTTAAATGGTTACTTGACTGGTCAATAACTCTTGAGCGTTCCCCGACTGAAAATCCGCTGTGGTACTTCGCCGCCCGCCTGACCGCCTGCTTCGGTCACGACTGAACCCGGAGCCGCCGGCGGTTCTGCATCGTCTGTTCCGAGCCCGAGGGTGACTTCTCCGCGCGCCACTCGAACCAGCAGTTCAACCGCGTCCTCGTAGCGTTTTCGCGGGTCGGCGAGGTCGTGCAGCGGTCGCAGCGATTGCAGCCGGTACATTGCGATATCGCATGCGATCCGGTTGAGAACGGTCGGTGGGTCGCTGAGCGGCAGGACGAAGCGGCTCTCGATATAGCCGTCAATTTCCGCTGACGCATCGTCGAGCGCCTGGCCCAGAGTTGTCAGATTCACCGTCGTTTGCGTCGGGTCTTCATTACTCAGTTGCACCAGATCTCGATTCGGATATCTGGCTATCATGTCGTTCGGCGATGCGTAGTGCACGTCTGGTCCACCTGTTTCGATGATTCGATGCTTGCGAGTGATCAGGGCTGAATGCGCCGTTAATGGCGGTTTACCTGGAGGCCGTTGTATCGCGCGGTCAGGGCCGGCGCCTTAGGACAAATACTCACTCACGATCAGCGTAGCGGTGCTCTTCCAGATATTTCCCGTCGTCACGCTCGAGCTTGCGCCGATACCCACCATAAAGTCCGAATGTAACAATTGCGCTCCGACTTCCTCGAGCGCCGGCGGCACCAGCAGGTAGATGTCGTTCGGACTGGTCAGTGCGCCAAACGGTAACCCCGCGTCAGTCTTTATCGACCGCATCGCCGCGCGCGCCGCGCCATAGTTCGAGGGTACGCTCAGATCGGTGTTGCTGGCGTATGCAAGTTGCCAGAGACCCACCCCCGTGTTGGCTCGCCCGTCCACCCCGAAGCGAAACTCGCGCCGTGTAAATACGGCCTCGTCGGTCAGCGTGTTCATACGCGTCATCGCGTATTCGCGCCGGAGCTGAAAAATGAACGGGCGCACCGCTCGCGACGCATCGAGCAGATACCAATACGGTCCGGAACCCGAGCTGTTTACATTTGACGCTACCGTGTCCCGCGCGTCGTTCGCCGCCCCCAGGGGCCCTACTGGATGAGTCGCGGAGAAGAACGGTTGCCCATCGAAACTTAGTACGCTCGAGGGTGTCGTCACTGCGTTCTTGATCATCGAGAACAGTAGTGAGTCCGGATGGACCTTCGTATCCCAGCCGAGCTGCTCGATCACCGGCTCGTACACACCGTAGTTGTCATCTTCGATGTCGTTGCGGCTGATGCTGATGGTGTCTTCGAAATCCTTGTTCGTGATCGTATAGCTGTGCGCTTCGAGCGCCTGGATTACACGCTCGTCCAGCCACTCACGAAATTTCGTGGTTCGACCTAGCCACGGGTATGTAGTTTGACGAGAAGCCGATCGCACAACGGTTGCGATCTTCTCGTAATAGGATGGCGGCTTGTCAAAGCCGCGCTGGAAGATTACGTCGAACCCCGTGAACAATGCAGTTAGATTGGCAGTCGTTATTTCCATTGGTCCCTGCTTTGAGTTGGTGTCGTCACGTTCACGCCGAAAACAGCTTCGCTAAGGCGGTGACGCGAATAGTCATAAGGCCTTCGGGTTGTCTGCGGGGCGGCAAATGCCGTGGACGGAGTATCCTAGAATGCGGCTACGGATTGGTGCCAGAAATCGACCCACACTTGACCGCTCGGGTCGAGCCCGGCGATTCGACCGGCCACGCTTCGCGTCGGCGCGCCCCAGTTGTAATCGACGAAAACAGTCGCGGCAGCCGCGATTGCTCCACCGGCAATCAACATCACGAGGCCGGCCTGATAGTCCACTACATAGTCAGTGCCTTCGACGTAAACCGTTCCGCCGCCAGACGTACTATGTATTTTCACCTTCACCACCGCTTCATGGCCTAGGCTTATGATCTGTGCCGATGCCGACGCCGGGAATGTCGTCGATTGTGCAACCACCGCCGTCGCTCCACTGCCGTCGCTCGCCGAGACCGAGTTGTCATCCACCGCGAAGGCCATCTGCCCCACTTGGGCGGCGGCGATTGAGGCATCGTTGACCGCGTACATGAACACGCCGCGGCGGGCTACGATCGAGATCGCTGCGGCTGCGCCCGGATTGTTTACCGCGTCCTGGCCGGGAATTCCGCCATATACCATCTCGGCTCGCCCGATCAGCTTCAGATTCGCGCCGCTCGACGCTGGTGTCGCATTGCCGTTAGCATTGAGTGCGACGATACTGCCCAGGTACACGTTCGTGTTCGCCTCGACTGGATACACCATCGTTCGGCCTCCATCGGCGAGTTCCGGGGTATTGCGCGAATTAGTTAATGCCGCCATGTTGTCATCCTTGCGTGTTGTGGCTTTAGCGTCCGGGTGTGTTCGAGTAAGTAGCTGTGAATCTTTGCGTGACCGAACTGACTATGCCGCTAACTTGGCATCGATAGTTCGTCACGGGCGTTGCGTCGCTGCAAATAGTCATTCGGTCTAAGCCCGAGCCTCGCACATACCGCCAGTTCCGTGCGCGTCAGCCTGGTGCCCGGGCCACGGCTCTCGAGGCCCTCGTGCTGCCGATCGCCGATACCGATGCGCGCGGCCGCAGGTTCGCCCTCGAAGCCGATACTCACTCCAGTCACCATCGCCGGTTGGCGTGCGACGAATTCCTCGAAGCCGTCCAGGTTTGCCTGGCAGTATGCGATCGCCCATTCGCGTTGCGCCGGCACGATCTTGCCCGCCTTCATCGCCGCATCCACCCGAAAGCTTGCTCGCTCGCGAGAGCTGGTCGCACGCAACTGGTTGAGCTCCGTCAATATGTTTTCGAATTGCTCAATCGGCACGTATCGCGCCGGGTCCCCGACGCTTCCGCCAGCGGCCGAATGTAACTCGAAAGCCGACGGTGTGCCTGTTTCCGCTGGATTGCCGCCTCGTCGCTCTGCGATCACTCTGCTCACTTCCGCCACGATTTCTTCGGGATTCGATTCGTTTTCGAGTCCCAGTATCGCGCGCAGTTGTGACGCCAGGCCGTCCTCCGACCCGTGTGCTTGCGAGCGATCTTGCGCGGCCCCCGCATGCTGATGCGCTGACACTTTCGGGAATACGGACTCGCCACGGGCGGCGCGCGCCGAGATCGCAGTCAAATACAAATTAGGATTGTTCGTGAGCGCCGCGCGCAGCAACCGTTGCACTTCGCCATCCTCTGAGTATTCGAAAACCGGCGAGATATAACGATACTCTCGCGTCACCACTGCGGCCCTGCCATGACCGGTCCATTCGACCCTTCCCCACAGCGCGCCGTCGCGCACCTCGATCGCCCGGATCCATCCTGCCGCTGGTGCCGGACGTCCCGATGGCGCCGCAAAATCAGTCGCGTGGTCATAGTCAATCGGCAGGCCTGCGTCCATCCGTAATCCGACGGTAGCGGTGACTACTGCTGCGGGATTGGATAGCCGGAATGGTCCGCGTCCATCGCGTCCCGCGAAATCTCCCGCCGGCAACAACTCGATCCATTCCGGAGCCGAACTATATTCGCTGATAATGGTTCCGGTGACGCCGAGTTCATTAGCAATTGCTCCCTGAGGTGTCTGTGTGTTGTTGCTAGTGTTCATCGGAGGCGAGTGTGACATTTTCGAGGGTGCGCCATAAGGGTGAAATATTTCACTTTGTACATTGAGTGAGTATCGAAAGTATAAAAAGGTGAATAGTTACTGTGATGATGCCTATGCAGTTCGCCATGATGTTAATCCTCGTCGCCGGCCGGCGTCCCTAGCGGATGCAGAACGGCTTCGTCGACGGCGGTCGCAGGTAGGTCGAGGCGATCGAGCACTGTCTTTTGACTAACGCGCAGACCGCGATCGATAAGCTGTGAGAGGATGCCGGCGAATTCCTCGTCGTCTTGATCGTTTGGGAGGACCAGCGCGACGGTTGGGTAGCGGCGTTGCGGTCCGGTGTTGAGGTCCACGATTGGTTTGATCAGATCGCGGGTGAGGGTGTCGCCCAGGCGGCGCGCGTCGGACGCGAGGATGTCGCGGCGCACGGCGTCATGCACCTGGGCTGCGGCGCGGGAGCCGGAGCCGCGCGGCAATTCGGTCGTGAGGGTTTGGCCGAGGACGGCTTTGCTGACCTGGCGATCGAGGTATTCGCAAAAGCGTTCGTACAATTCAGCGCTGCCGCTTTGGCGCGCCTCGGTGAATTCGATGATCATTGAGTCGGGGATGATCGCGGCTGCATCGGTGCCGATATTCGCGACGGCGCTCAGCAATGCCTGTTTGTCGGCTTCGGTTGCGCCCGCGCCGTACTTGCCCAGTCGCAAGGGTTGGCCGAATACTTCGGCGAAGGTTATCCAGTCCTTCAGCACGTAGTTCTTGAAGAGGTAGGACCAGCCGGCCGCGCGCGCGAGGCCGCCGCGAATAGGCAGTCCGGATTTGGCTTTCGAGCAATGGACGATGAATTTGAAGGGTTCGAGCGGCGCGGTCATCGGCTGGAGGAAGGTCTCGACAGAGGCGCGCGAGGCTCCGTTCCAGCCGGCCCATCCACTCGGTCCGCTGGCGTGAGTGCCGGGATAACCGGCGTGCCCCCGTTCGGAATGGCCACCGCCGCCGCGTTGGCTCGATCGATTGAGCTCGCTGGCGTGAGCGGCTGGATAACCGGCGTGCCCCTGTTCGGAATGGCCACCGGTGCCCCTCTGGGCCGATCCGCAGGGTCCGTGGCCGCGGCTGGCGCCGGGATAGCCAGTGCCTGCGCGCTCGAAGTGGCTACCGCCGGCGCCGTCCGATGCGGACGGGTACTGACTATCGTCGCCGAGCGTCCGCACTAGTAACTGTTCGCCGCTTACGCAATCGAACGCGAACCATCGCGGGTCGCGCCACAGGAGCCGCACCGGCATCCATTCGCGACCCGAAGTGTCCCAGATGATCTCAGTCGCGGAAAAACCCTTGCCGATGGCGTCGAGGATGTCGAACAGAGTATCCGCGAGGTCGAGCGTTCCGCCGAGGAGCAGATCGCGCACCAGGTCGGCGTTACGCACGTCGGCGGCTTCGCTTGAAGCGGGCCGCACTGAGATTTGCAGTCCGGCAATCGTCTGTTTGCGCGTACCCAGCACGGCCAGGTAATGGAGGTCTTTCTCCTCCATTTCCTCGGCCAGTTCGAGATAAAGATAAGGGTCGCCGAATTCGGCCTGCCGCAGTACCGCGGCGAGCTTCTCCGGCGTCAGCCCCACGCTCGGATGCATCACGGAGTATATATTCCGCACGCCGGTCATGGTCGGCGCCGCCTGTTCGTCGCGAAGCCGCGCGGTATCCACTAACCGGCCGTACGCATCGTAAAGTGTCATTAGCTACTCCGCACTGGTTCGAACTGGAATCCGGCAAAGCCTATTTTCGCTAGCCGCCATCACAATCCGCGTCCCGAGTGATCGGCAGAGCGTTCAAGAGGCGGGCGGTCATCGTCGATCGAGCCGAAATTTCGTTGCATAGCGGTTCGTTGCCGTTGGTGTCAGGAAACTCAAGCCTCAGTGAGATTTCAGTTTCCGCGGAAATTCCGCCGCTTGGTTGTGAGTGCGAACGGTCACCACGCGCCGGCGTGCGCGCCAAAGCGTCCCCGGCGCGCACTGCGTGTTTCCACCTCCGGCTCGGGGCGTTTGCGCATTCCTTCCCGGCTGACGGTGTCGAAATGCCGCACGCGCGGCGCCGGCTGATAGTTGATTTCGGCGACCTCAACCTGGCTCGCGAAGTAGGCGAGTGCGCCGGCGATCGCCGCATCGCCATGCCGCCGCTTGCCATCAACCGCGGTGCTGCGCCGATCCGGAATGCGCACCACGCCTTGTTCCATCACCAACGCGCGATGGTCGGCGAGAATATCGGCGTCGCGCGGCAACTCGATCATGCCGTCCTCGAACGCCGCCTTGTAGCGCGGCATGTGGTCGCGATACCACTCGTTGGAAAGCATCACTTGCTGGATCCGGCTGCCGTACCGTTGCATCGCGGTTTCCGCGAGATACTGTCCGTTGCCGCGCGCATCCATCGCGCCCGCGGCGAAATGGGGCAGGCGATCGGCGACGTAGAACAGCACCTGTTCCTGTTGCCGAAACGGTATGTTGCGCAACTCGATAACGAAGGGAGTGCGGCGCAAGGTATTACCCCTTAGCTGCAGCGGCCAGATGACCGTCAAGTCGCCGGACCGGCCAAAATCCTCACCCAGAAAGGACCGGGCCGAGCTATCGAGCGTCTGCAGATGCGGCGCTATCTGTTCCGCGCAAAACTCCTGCGCAACGCGGGTGCGTTCGCTTTCCGGACGTCGCGCAAAGTCTTCCGGCAGTTCCCATCGAATGACCGGGATGCCTTCCTTCATGCGGCCTTCGATCAGCACCGACGAGAGATAAGCGCCGCCCGACGCGCGCGGGATGCAGAGTAACTCCTCTTCGGCGTCTTCGCCGTATTCGGCGAAAATCTGCGCGCGCCATTCGCTCTCGGCGGCGCTCGACCACTTGCGCCCGAGCTTGCTGCAGATGCGATAGTACAAGCCGTCGGCCACCGCATCGTCGAAGGTCACGCGATGAAGTGAGTATGGCTTGCGGCCGGCGCGGATCTCATTGACTAGTTCATTGAAAGCACTATTCGCGCCGTTGTGGGTGGACATGACGCGGACGCATCCGCCCCACATCGTGAAGGCGAGTGCGGCCTTCAGCAGGCCCTTCAAATCGTCGTGAAAGGCGGCCTCGTCGATCACCGCGCGACCTTGCTTGCCGCGCAGATTGGAGGGCCGCGAGGACAGCGCGATGATCTTGTGGCCTGAGCTGAAGCGGATGCGGTAGGCGAGCAACGCGCGCCGCTCGTCGTCGATCGCGATCTCCTCGATCGCCTTCGCCGCCTTGTTGAATTGCAGCGCCCAGGCGGCCGCGGTCTCGACGAATTCGCGCGCCATATCCTGGTTGTAACCGAGGTACCAAGTATCCATACCCTTGATCGCGGACGCCGAGAGCGCACTCGCGGCAGCCTCGGTCCAGGTCAGTCCGACACGCCGCGATTTCTCCGCGATCTTGATCGGCGACTCGTCGGCCATCCAGCGAACCTGGTAGGGCAGTAGTACGTCCTTGCGATGCTCACTCGCCTGATTTGCTTCTGTGACCATTACTCATTCCCTCCTGGGTCTCGATTACTCAGTGATCTCCAGCAAGACGTTTTTGATTTGCGCCGCTCCGGCCTCGGTCAGCCCGCGCTCCTTAGCCGTTTCAACTGCCTGCTGGGCGGCGGCGACTTTGTCGATGATCCGCACGCGCATCTCTTCGATGTACTGCTTTTGCACGATAGAGGCGCGTGCGAGGGCGCTGACGCTGCGCGCCAGCGCGGGGATGTTCGCGTTGGTCGCATCCACCCCGTTCAATTCGACTAGCACCGTGAACAGATGTTGCTGCACGAGACGCAACAGGGCCTCATTGATCTCCATATCGTCATCGGCCGCCGCGTCGATCACCAAGCGCGCCTGTTCCGTTGCGAGTCTGACCGCGCCGAGTCGTTGCTCGAGCTTGTTGGCGTAGCGCTTCACGGAAGTGGTCGCGATCATGCATCCGTTCTGGCGCAGCCATATCTTCAGATCGCGATAGCCGGTGAACTTACGATTCAGGATCCGATCGTCGAGTTCCGCGCGCACTTGCGGCGACAGCCGCCGGATGTCGCCGCGGGGACGTTTCCCTTTTGGCGAGATGGTCAATGCTGTGGTCACGCCCTCACCAGTACTTTCGCGGACGCGCCACGCCCGCTGGTGCGTTCACTGTGTATTCGACTACATCGACTCCCTGCGCGGTCAGCTTGGCGAACCAAATCTCAGTTCCTTCGCCCTCTATTTCGAGCAGGGCGAGATCGCGCAAGTAGGTAATCTCGCGGCGGACCGAGTTGACTGACATGGGCAGGCGAATATCGTGCAGAACGCGCCACACGATAGTTTCCGAGACTGCGATAGGGCGACCGGCGTCGAGCACCCGCAGAATCCGCCACCGCGCTTCTTCCCGCTGCTTTTGTTCAAGATCCATCGTGCCGCCGCTCATGGCGTGAGTTCCGCAACCGGCACTACCCGGCCGCCTCGCTGATACATACGGGCGCGCAAATCCGCGATCTCCGCGCGCACTTCTGCTCTCATTGCATCGATTTTTGCTTCCAGCGTATTGCTGAAACGAATCCAGTCCTCGCGCCGCACGTATTCCACCGGCAGCGTTGCTTTCAACTGCAGCAGTTCGCGTTCGATCAGGTGCGCGAAGTCGCGGCCGTCGCGTTTGATGTCGTTAATGCGTTTGCCGAGCTCCGCTTCGTTGCGCATCAGCAGCCATCGGATTGCTCCCAAATTGAGGCCGACGAGCGTGACGAATGAAAGCGCGAAAGTAGCTAATGCTTCCCAAGCCATAGTCAGTTGATCCTCGTCGTCATGATTGAGGCGGGGCGTCCGGTTCCGTGATCAGCTTCAGTCTGACGGCGGCCGACATCGACAGCAGCACGGTCGCGAGACCGGCTCCGTATGCAGCCGCGTCGGTGGCGCTGAAATGACCGAAATTAAAGACCGCGGCCGCCCAGAAAAACACGTACGCGGCGGCTCCGATTACACCGACGATACGCGCGGCGTCGTAAGTTAGGTTGTCCTTGCCGGTCAATGAGTCCTGCAGCCACTTCATAGGTATCGCCTGACAGGACGCGGGCCTGTTTCGGTCATTCGCGAAACGGCGATGACACCGCTGTGCGAGGCCCATTCGCCGCGCCTTGAAGGAACGCTGCGTTCCGCCCCGGACGTGCCACGAACGGCGCTCTTGCGATTACTCAGTCGGATAGTCATTCGAGCGCCCGGAACTTGCAGACGATTACGCGGATACTGTCGGCAATCGGACCGCCCGAAGGTGTAGCGTCAATCGCCGGAGCACTAGTTGGCGGAGCGAGGCCGCTCGGAGGAGTTGCCGCCGCCGGGGGCGTCACTCCGATCGATGGCGACGTCCCGATTGATGACGCTGCGCCGGAGGGCGCAGCGGCGCCGTTCGCGATACCGCTTGGTGCCGATGCGGCTGCAGGCTCCGCGCATCCCTGGATGATCGAATCGAGCTCGCGCACCGCGCCCTTCAGCAAGACGACCGACGCCGCATACGCTCGAATCGTGTCGGCGGGCGGCGAGGCCGCAGTTAAAGCCGAAACCGGCAGCTTCGGATTAGCCAGTGTTGGCGCCGTGCAATAGACCGGCTGGTAAACCGGCACCTGCACTTCTATCGGCGTGGCCGGTGCGAATAATGGCGGGGAGAACGCGCAGCCGGAAAGCAGGATCAGGCTAAGCGGGAGGAAGCGCCTTACCATCGTCCCAACTCCGGTCCCTGCGCGTTTCCCCATGCGATCGCGCCGGCGCATCCGACCGCGATCGGCGCGGTCATCATTGAATTGGCGTGCGTGCGCTCCTGCGTCATCGCGGTCGCGGCACTGTTCGCGTATTGAGTCTGGCGCGCGGCAGCGGCGCTCTGCGCGACCTTCATCTGCGCTTGCAGCGTGTCGAGCGCGGCGTTTTGCCGCGCGACCGCCGCCGCCATCGAAGCGTTGTCGGCCTGCAGCACGGCGGCCGCCGCGGTGAGCGTCGTCACCTGCGCCCGCGCGCTGTCGCGCTGATGGATCAGCACGGCGCGATAGGCCACTGCGGCTGCAATCAGCAAAACGAGGAGTATCCACTTCGCATTCTGAATCATCGTGCCGATCAGCATTGCCGCATTTCCTCGAGAGCCTTCATCAGTGGGTGTCGCGATGGCCGCAGATGGGGGAGATCGCGCGCCCCGCGCGGACCTGGCCGAGGCCAGGCCGCGCGGGGCGCGATGCGTTCGCGGCAATAGTCACTTGGTGGCCGTCGCGGCTGTGGCCGTGGCGGCGGCCGCGCTGGTCTCGACGGCGGCGGCCACGGTGGCCGCGCCGTGCTCGTCAACGGCGGCGGCGTGCTTCTCGATCGCGCCGGCGAGCTTGGTCACGGCGGTTGCATGCGCTTCGATTGCCGCCGCATGTTTGCCAGTGCCGGTGGTGGTGGCAGCGGCCTGGGTCGCGGTCGCCGCGGCTTCGACCGCGGTGACCCGCGTCTCCAGGCCGTGCACCATCGACATCACAGCGCCCGTGACCTTGCTGCCGACGAGAGTGCCGACCACCAGTCCGCCCGCGCCCACGATCAGGTATCCGGCCATATTCGCCAAAATCAGAGCTTCCATCGTTCAGTCCTCCGTCGTTATTGCCGGCTCATGGCCGGCGGTTGGTAATCAGTGATGGGGGTGAGACGCGCGCCCGGAAAGTGGAGCCGCCGCTCGCGAGATCGATCGTGACGACGCGGCGCGGGCGCGCCGCATTCATTACTCAGATCAATAGCCAGCGGCATGCGCGCGCCGAGGATGATCGCATGCTCAGATTCCGGCGCACCGGATTCCGCCGGTTCTCGATAGTCAGTCGTCACAGGACGCATAGTGCGAGTTTCCGGGACGCGGGATAAGGGTGAAATTCTTCACGCCATTAGCCAGACTGAATCAACGAAGGCCGAAATGTATGAAAAAATAACAAATAGTAAATCTAAAAACGTTGGGGCTGAAGGACTTGGCGAGAGCGCGAGCGGCCGCCGCAAGCGAAGGTGCACCGCTGCGCAAGTGGTGATAGCGCGCATCGTTATGGCGTCGTCGAAGCATTTGGCGCTGGCCTCGGCGGCGGCGCGCGATGGCGGGATCGTGGACCTCAAAATCGCGAAGGGTTAGAGTCGGGCGATTGCGCCGCAGTGACGGTGCGAAGGAGTTCTGAGCAATGGCAAATCTGCTTGAGGGCAAGTCAGCGTTAATCACCGGATGCAGCAGCGGGATCGGGCGCGCGACCGCGTTGGCGTTTGCGGCCAACGGCGCGATCGTCACGTGTGCGGACGTCGATCAGAAAGGGGGCGAGGAGACCGTCGCGCTAATTCGCGAGGCGAAGGGCAAGGCCGACTTCGTGCAAGTGGACGTCACCGACGGCAACGCGGTGCAGGCGTTAGTGGCGCGGGTGGTCAGCGCGCATGGGCGACTGGATTGCGCGTTCAACAACGCCGGTATCGAGGGCGACGTGATCGAATTGCACGACACCAGCGATCGCAACTTCGACCGGGTGATGGGAGTGAACGTGAAGGGCGTGTGGCTGTGCCTCAAGTACGAGATCCGGCAGATGCGCAAGCAGGGCGGCGGGGCGATCGTGAACACCGCGTCGGTGGCAGGGCTGAAGGGGTTTCCGGGCCTCGGGATTTACGTCGCGAGCAAGCATGCGGTGGTGGGCCTGACCAAATCGGCGGCGATGGAATGCGCGCAGGCGGGAATTCGCGTGAACGCGGTGTGTCCGGGGCCGGTGGACACGCCGATGATGGAACGGATCGCCAACAACGAAGGAGCGCCGGGGCGCAAGGACTTCGAAGCGATCGTGCCGATGCGGCGCTATGCGGCGCCGCGGGAGATCGCGGCGACGGTCGCGTGGCTGTGCTCGGACCAGGCGTCATACATCACGGGCGTCAGCGTGCCGGTCGATGGCGGACTCTTCGCGTAACGCTCGCGGGAGGGAGGGTGACGGCGCGCGCCTCGGCCATCACCTGGAAGACGCGGCGGCGGGTGCAGTGGAGGGCGAGAGCGATCGCATCGATGCTGAGGCCGCTCGCGCGCAGCTCGACGATACGGACGCGGCGGGGCGTCGGATTGGGGATCTCGATACGGTCGCCGCCGTAGATCTCGGCGAGCGCGGTGGCGGCAGGAAAGCCGATGGAAGCGCTCAGCGCGTCATCGGGATCGGCGGTTTGCGGAATATAGATGCGGGTGCCGCCGAAGGCCGCAACCAGGCGCGTCGCGCCGTCGTTGCCAATCAGGTCGGCGAGGTGATCGAAGGTGGAAGTGCGGGGGACCGCGGGGGTAGTCGCAGCCGCTGGCTTGGGGCGGCTAGAGGGTGAAGCGGGCTTGCGCGGAAAACCTCGCTTGGGAGCGATACCGCTGCGGGCATCGTAGGTGGCTAAAACCCGGCGGGTCAGCGATCGATAGGGGTCCATCATGCGGCCTCCTGGGTGGCGGGTGAGAGGGTGGCGTGCGCGCGCACGTCGGTGGCGAGGCGATCGATCAGGAGGGCATAGGCGAGGTCGTCGCGGAGGCGGCGGCGGACCTTGCGGCAGGCGTACATCACGCTCGAATGATTGCGGGCGAAGGCAATCCCGATACGTGGGAACGACGGCGGCGCAGGCATCTCGAGGAAACCGTCGCGGTCAACTGGAGAAGATCGGCGAGCGGCGACCTCGCGGCTGAGGTACATCGCAATCTGGCGCGCACTCGCGATGGGCTGAACGCGAGTGGACGAGAGCATTTGGGCCACGGTCAGATTGAAGGCGTGCGCGACCGTCCGTTGGACCTCGCGAATCGATATGCTGCGAGCGGAGCCGGCTGAAATCATCGATCTTTCTCCTTCAATTGAGGTGCCGCAGGGCACTCCAGGAAGCACTTGAGGGCCCCCTGTCGCGCCCGCGCTCAAGCGGCACAGTCGCGAGCGCCAATTTCGCGGCCGTTACCTGGGTGCAGCGATAAGAAAATGGCGCCGCCGCCGTGGCTGCGATTGGCTTCGATTCGCATTTGTGGGTGCGGGGGCGAGCTACCTTCATAGTTTGCCGCTGCGAACGCATTGATTGGCGCTGCGAATGGCCGCTAAGCCGCGAGTGCCGCCATTCGGGAGGTCCGAGACCGGGCCGATGGACAGTTCCGGAGCCGTAATCAGTCTGATTTTCTCACGAAACCGGCGTGCGATTGCCGTCGATAGATCGGGTTTCGGACCGGGAATCGGGTCGATTGGTTGAGGCATCGATTTGACGACGGTTGGGGAATTGAGTGAAGTAGTCATCGATTCGTCCCGAGCCAACGAAGCCGGGACGCAGTGGAGCGCATCTTGCGTAGTACCAAAGAAGCGACCGTTTCTATCGGATCGAGGATTTGTAATCCCGGCTCAGGCATTCATTAACTTCTTTCAGCTTATCAAAGCACTAATATTGATCTTAATAGCCGATTAAAACTTGATTTAGATATGATTCAATTAATTCAGATTAGATTTTCTCGCCAAATAACTTTCGACTGTGTTGGGCTATCTATGGGCTCGTTAAGCTGCTATGAGTATCCCAAAGGGCTCTGAATATATCCCACAGTAGGAGAATCATGTCAACTACACTAGTAGACGAGGAATTCCGGCGCCGCCTACGCCTGATCATGCAGCAGTTCGGATCGGTCGCCGATCTCGCGCGCGCTGTGGGCGTCTCGGATAACGCGATCTACAAGTGGGTCTCCGGCCGCGGGCAGCCCAGCATGATGAGCCTGGTGAATTTGTCCAAGGCAGCAGGCGTCTCGGTCGAATGGCTGGCGACCGGGCGCGGCGCTCCGACCAAGGCCCGGACCGAGGTTCATCCAACTGAAGTCATCGACGACGGCGGTGCAGCTCGGCCAGTGTTGCGGTTGCCGGTCGGCCGGGCGGCGATTCAGAATCAACAAATTGTGGATTATCTGAGCTTCCGGCCGGAATGGTTGCAGCGCGTGCTTAACCTGGATTTGCGCGGTACCGCGCTGGTCGAAGTGATTGGAGATTCGATGTCGCCGACGGCTGATGAAGGCGACGTGGTGCTGATCGATACGCGCGAGACGCGCTTTCGCCACGACGGCGTCTATGTGTTGCGCACTGGCAGCGATCTCGCGGTCAAACGGCTGCAACGGCAGCCCGACGGCTCGATTCTGATTCGCAGCGATAATCCGGCTTACGAGTCGTATCCGGTCAGGGCCGAGGAGGTCAGCGTGCTGGGCCGGGCGCTATGGGTCGGCGGCCGCCTATGAGGGGGGAATGGGGAAGAGGGAGAAGGGGAAGAAGAGGATACGGGGAAGCGAGGAGAAACGAAGGAAAAGGGGAGGTTGTTGAAGAGCTCAAAATTATGAGCTTTCACTGAAACTCAGATTCTTAGTTTTGCGCGCCTCGCAGACTCGTTCGCTCGGCTCGCAGGCTCGCCTGGTGTCGAGGTTTCAGACTTCCCATTGGCAAGACTATGGTGGGCCATCGATCGGGTGGGTGCTGCTCGTGCTTTGGAGCTCGAGGTGGAGGAGGCCGGTTGAGCCTTCGCGGGTCATCGTACCGGCGGTCCAACCGTCGTCGTGGGAGAAGCCCTGCTCGAAGCGCCAGACCATCGCGAGTTGCGCGCCGGACGGCTTTTTCCATCTCAGCTGGTAGTAAAGATCGCGTTTCCATGAGGGTGCGGCGCCCGTCATGAAATTGAGTTCGAAGGGCGTGGGCCAACTGATTACGCTGCGACTGACGACGAGTGAAACGTCGTCGCCGGGATCGGGGACGAATTGAAACTCGCCGGTCCGCGCCGGCATCCGGCGGGTGCATGTGCCGAGCGCGAACAAGCGGCCGCCGCTGGACAGAATCACGCGATTCGCGGAGCCGCAGCCCACGCGCACTTCGATGGGTCGGACATCGGGAGACAAGCTGAACGAGAGGTCGCCGATCCATAAGGTGTCGAGGCTATAGGCGAGCGGACTTACCGGCAGCGAAGACAAGGGGGCTGTGTAGAATCGATCGACAATCAATGCGAGCGGGCGCGCACCGAAGACCCATGCGATTGCCACAGCGATCAGGACGACGAAGGATTTTATTATGATCGCTCGCAT